TCATCATACCATGAGATGTTTTTACTACAGAATCAACTATAATAACACCGTACCAATCAAAACACATTCCTATCTCCATAATAGAAGACTCTGATTGTCGGGCATTTTCTTTTAATGTGTTCTGTATATCCTTATTTAGTTCAAAACCTTTTAATCCAAAGAGTAAACAAATGGCAGATAAACAATAAACTATAAACTTAGGTCTCATTTCTTAATAAATTTTTCTGGGTTCTTCTCGAATTTTTGTCCTAGACGAACTATACCTCCGATAACTTCAGGGCTAACAACACCAATAATACCATAAGCAATAGCTTTTGTTAAAGATGACACATCAGTTTGCTCTAATACAAACCATGCAATACCTGCCGCTATAGCTGCTGTTAAAATTCTTTTGAACTGTTGTTTTGCTGATAAACCACTATCCCCAGACAGAAGTCGTGCAAACATTGCAGCGGCTCCTACTAGTGGGACAAGCCATCCTCCGTTAAGAAACTCTTTTAAAATAGACTTTTCGGGTTCCATATAACTATTAGTTACACAAAAAAAGCCCTCCTTGCGGAGAGCTTTTTAAGTTTATTTAATTTCGTGATAAAAATTTTAGAAATCAAATTTTAGTCCAGCACCAATAATCCACTCATCTTCAACGCTAAAAGCTGAATTATCAAAGTCGTTATTGTTATATGATAGCTTAGCTGAAACAGAAAGCTTATCACTAATAGGATAGCTAGCTTTAACGCCAGCCTCTATAGCTGTATACTCATCTGCAAGATTTACAGTGAGGAATGGGGTTGCAACGAGATCGTTGACTGGAGTACCTACAGCGCGTGAGATACCTAGTTCCACTCCAAACCAATCGTTTTCTAGCTCATGCCAAACTGCTGCTGATGCATCAAAAAGGCTGTAGCCGTATGTGAGACCAACCGCAACTTCTTCACGATCACCGAAAACAGAATCGAGACCAGAGAAGCTTGCTTTTGCTCCAAGTTTTTGTCCTGCAATTTCAATTGGTTTGCTGTAAGAAACAGAATATGATCCATCTGTATCATCATCTGCATCCGCAAGCCCTAACCCAATAGAAAAATCACCACCAGCAAGAGGCGCAGTTAGCGATAAAGAATAATCAAATGAATCTTCTCTTGTTGCTAAACCTCTATCTGTAGTGAAGTTGCTGACTGAAATACCACCACTAACGCCAATATTATCAGCAAGAGTAGTAGCATTTGACTCTGCACCACTAAAAGCGATGCCCAATGCGGCCAAAAGGCCAAGTATTGTTTTTTTCATGTTGTTGTATTATGAACTTTTTGTAATCTTTTTCAAGATTATTTTTTATATTTACACAATTATTTATTTGAGGAATAAATTTCTCTCTCTAATTTCCTAAATCTAGCGTCTGAATGCCAAATTTCATTAGTTTGTGGTTTGTAAATACCGTCAATTGTTTGTATCGCTTTCCCCTTCTCTAATCTTAGAGTAGAAGGCTGATATATGTTCAAATTCCCTACGCTCGGTGTTGAGGTAGTCTCGCAGGAGGTCAGCCCTGTCAGCGCTATGAGTATCACCCTTAATCCTAAGGTTCTCAATTTCTTGTACGAGCTTCTGCTCTCTTTCTTTAAATTCTTTGTAAAGGTCATAATAAAACTTTTTATTTTTTAAAGTTAGGTATAGTTCTATGGATTTTAGAACAGATTTTATTAACTGAAACATTTTATGGGCAACAATAGACCTGGGGTTTGAATTTTATTTGCACAGTGCCAACGTTATTTTTATCATCAGATAAGAATCCGTTACAGTAAACATCTTGTGATGTAAAATGCACAGTCTTCTGCTCAAACAAAAAAGACTCTTCGCTGTCACTATCTCCAGCTTTCTTTAGCTTAAAAATCGTTGATCCTGTAGCTGAATTCATGATTTTTACCACATACAACTCTTTTTTGAGTAGGTTTTTCATGCTCTCAACACAGCCTACAACCTCAAATACAGTTTTTCG